CTAGCAGACTCACGGTGCTCCTTACCGATCGTGATGCCCCACTTGTTCGTTCGCCGACGAGCGTTGTTGACGTGCTTGGTGAGCATCTTGTCGCAGTCATGTGTCAATTGACGCTCAAGGATATCTGCGTGGGTGCGCTCACACGCGTGTGTGAACAGTTCTTGGTGGTCTGAGGAACGCATGTCCCACAACACGGGGTGCCGTGCTCTGCCACTCTTGGCCGCGTGGAGTAGGAGTCTCTTACCGTACCGCTCTCCCCACCCATCAATGAAGCGATCCCAGTACCGCTCGCCCTCTTCATCGTTACCAGACCCGGGGTCAGCAAAGAATCCAAGAGGTTTGTACAGCTCAAAGATCTCATCGACACGAGTGTCAACCTCGTAGCGCGGAACGTTCCAGCGCGTCTTGGGATCAAGACCTTCTGGCCGCTGCCACACCCCGACGCGGAATACGTGACCGTCAGAGATTCGGCAACCTACCAACCCGGTCGCGTCATCACTCTTTGATCCGTCAAAGAACAGCGCGATCTCGTCGCCCTCGACGATCTCAAGATCTTCGCGTCTGCACGAGTCAAACTGGTATGGTGCGGTCCAAGCGTCCTCGGCGGCCACGATCTGGTTGTACCAGAACCTGCGCGACCGACTTGGCGGATTCTTTGGGTCGAGGATCGACCGAAGAATACGTGAGGTGTCCAGCCAGGTCGAGTCCCCACGAATTGCGTTGACCACGGCCGGCGCTGCCTCAACGGACAGTGGGGCGTCAGGCGGGGCCTCAAGCGAGTCATACATGACTCGAGACCCGAGTGACTTACCAGCGTCGATCATATCGAACGCGTCGCGTTCCTGCTCAGCGACAGAGTCTTCGCCGGGCTCATAGGCGTTCGTGATCGACAGATACCGCGCTTTTCCGTCTGGGCTCTTGGTCGCGTTACGATCGATAACGTCTGCCATGTCATGGCCGGCGTTGCTCGCCGTCCAGTGGTGCGTCTCGTTCTTGACCACGAAGGTCGCTCGAGCGCCCTCGAGGGTGGCCGGAGAGGACGTCACGGCCTCGATCAGCTGCATACCCTTGTGTGCGTAGATGATCTCTTTGCCGATGTCGAGCTGATACTCTTCTTTGGCTTTCTTGGTGAACAGTCCAGGAAACAGCCTCATCGTGTTCTTGGTCTGTTGGTGACTGACCGCCGCGATCTGTACCCACGCGTGCTGATTCGGTACCCCGATCGGCTGGCCTTCAGGAATGCCGAGCGGGTGATTCGGTCCGGCGAACGTGCCTGACGGCCGGCACGGACCCACGAACTCGATCGCTGACCAAGTAGAGAGAAGTGGGTCCTTACCCCAGCCCTTCAGGCGCTGGAGGACGCCTTGGTCGAACAGCCACTCTCCACTCTCGTCGACCGCGTACCACCAGAGTGTGAGTCGTGCCTGCTCTGAGGTGTACGTCCACGGCTCGTCTAGGGCGTGTTGAAGGTACGACCGCGTCCAAGCCAACGCGTGCCAACCAAGCGTCAGCTCTGGGAGTATCCACTTCCCTGCGGGGTTCTTCTGCCACGACGGACCGATCTTGACCGGCTCGAACGAGAACGCCTCAGCCCCCGAGCGTGTTGCGATAGTCATCAAGCACCGTCACGCCTGCTGAGTCATCATTCTGCTTGGGGCGCTGTAGCTCCATACGCGCGCGACGGCGATCGCCCTCTGTGGTCAGCAGGTCGTTCATCGCAGACCAGACACTTGAGAACAGCATCGCGGAGAACTTCTCACTTTCCAGGTTCCGCGTAATCACTTCGGCTACGTAGTACGCCGCCGCCCAGTCAGACGGCTCATAGAAACGAGATTGTCCAGACTCACCAAGTGCCTGGTACCAGCTCGCCGCGATCGGATGCCAGCTCGCGTCAGCGGAAGGGATCTCAACGATCGGCGCTCCAGGCGCCTTCGTGACAGAGTCCTTCTGCTCCTTCGAGCGATGGCCCATGAGCTCTTCAGAGCGCTTACCAATGGGACCTCGAGTGCCCATGACATCGACCTCCTAGGGTCAGTGAACGCCACCAGGACGTTCGTCACGGTTGTTGACTTCTGTGCTCATCGCTTTCGGCCGGATGAGCCTCGGTTGGCCTTGCTTCCCGGCCACGCACCAGTTGCGTCGTGGAAGCGGAGTGTGCAGTATCCTTTGGCTCGAGGGCCAAGGAACTTCTGAACACGAGACACGCAACGTGTGAATGAACCTGAGTGAAGTGCGTAGCCGACGCCAGCCGTCTTACCACGACTCGTGGGGCGGTCGTCCCAGTAGCGTCTGCCTTGAGCGACGATGCGTCGACCTTGTATGCTTCGCGCCTTGTTGGCCATCACAGTCTCCTACTGTTTGCCGCCTCTGTCGTGCTAAGACTTCTTGGTTCGCTTGGCCGTAGTTGTCTTCCGTGTGGTCGACTTCTTAGTGCTGGCCTTCGTCGTCGCGGGCTTCGCGGGTGAGGCGCTTGCCGGGGGAGGTGACTTGCGTCCACCCTTCGCACCGGACTTGGTAGTCTTCGTACTTCCGGCCTTGAAGGCGTGCTGCCTGAGCTGCGGTGGAACCTTGCGCTTCGTCATGACGGACTCCTATTGCGATCATCTTCGCCACTACACTCACGTTAGACCGGGATGCGGTTCATCTGGTCTCTTGCGATTGGGACGCTTCGCCTGCGCCGCCTTGCCGCCCTCGCTGGATGACTTATAGACGTGGCAACGCTGCGGGGTGTTCGGTCCGTGGATCGGCCGGCGGTTTGCCAATGAGTGGTCATCGCCTTGAATGACGTGGTCAACCTGGTCAGCGCCGCGCATTCCGCATACGTGGCAGGTATCGCCGAACACGGCGAACGTCTCTGGGACGAGCTCGCTGTACCAGTTCGACGGAAGACGCTTACGCCTTGTGGAGCCCGCCCACTGACTGTTCGTCATCGCGTCTATCCTCGCAGGTCACGCGGTCGGTCTGTTCCGCAAGCAGAGCGCGTATCGCGTTCTGGTCGCCGTTCGCTTGCTCGTACCTGTAGATCCGCGCATAACCGGCCTCGAAGTTCTGGCCTTCCTTCACCGGTGACTCATGGTGAAGGGCGTACACGCGGCCTTCGTGTCGGACAGGTTCGGCGCCGAGCAGTGTCTTGTGAGCGATGAACCACGCGGCGTCCTCTGGTGCCCAACCGCGGAATGTCTCGTCTTGACCGACATGTGACCACCATGTCGTTGGCGTGGTGACGTACACACCTGAGCAGGCACCGGGCACCGCGAGATGGTTACAGACCTCGAGTGGGATGCCGGCGCGATACTGCTGGGTGCCGTCCTTCCGCAGGGATCGGTACTCGGTGTACGGCAGGTGGACGAGTCGTGATACGCGGGCCTGCTCGATCGCTTCAAGCAGCGGCTCTTGTTCTGGAAGTGTGTCAGCATCGCCGATCACAACGACGTCGTAGTCGCGTTCTTCCGCTTGCCTGACGGCTTCGTTGCGACAGGCGGCGAGGCAGAATGGCTCGTGGTCGGTGTCAATCCGAGTGATACTCGCCTCGGGCAGGAGCTCGACGTAGCGGTTAACGGTGAGATTGAAGGCGTAGATGCGGTGAGGTTGAGGACGCCACGGGATGGCGACGAGGACGCGCATCAGTGAGGTTGTCCTTTGAGTTGGAAGTGGTGGAACCCGGCCTGCCCCGACTAGCCCCACTTCCAGAAGCGCCCAAGCAGGCCGGGAGTCTAATTGATCGAGCCATCACACATGCGGAGGAGATCCGATCAGTAATCTGTGCCGACGCGCTGGTGACCGATGTGCTCCACACGAGGCGGATTGGAACGTTGACCCCAGTACGCGCCACGGGCGGAGGGGTCAGTGAAGAGCAGTTGGCCGAAGCGTGACTCGCTCCATGCGCCTTCAGGCCAATCGTGCGCGAACGTGCGGGCTGGGATCAACGACGGGTTACCAGTGAACACCGCGCGGTGCTCAATCCAGTGATGCGTGCCGTCAGTGCACTCAGTGAAGGCCTGGCCCTGCTGTTCAAGCGCAGGGATCAATCCGCCGTACTGATGTTCATTGCCGAACCACGGCTGACGTAGCAGCGCAATCTGCGTTAGGTGGGGTTGCTCGTCAAGCACGTGGTTCAGGCAAGTCATGTTGACGTTCTCATTGAGGACGAAGTCGTCTTCCCAGAACGCGATGCTGTCTGCTCCAGAGTCTCTGGCGAGTTCCCAAACGCTCCGCATCGCCTTGGGGTACCCAGCGGGTTCCTCGGCGACTGTGGTGACGTGAGCGTCTGAGAACTCGGACATGAGCAGCGCGCGATAGGCGGGGTCTCCGGAGTCGTCCACGATGACAATGTCACCGTGGCCGGTCAGGTGCTTCTGGATAGATGAGATCGTGGGAAAGATACAGTCACGCCGGCCGTTCGTAAGAACGATGATCGGGACAGACATGCCGTGTCTCCGATCTGTGACGTCACTCGTACCGAACGAACTCGTAGATCCGAGCGCCTGTGTTCGTTACAGACCTGGTCGCTCTGTAGTCGGCTATTGGCATCCTTGTCAACGTCATCTGCGCCACTGACGAGAACGGTGAGGGGAAGTTGATGAGGGTAAACGGCTCAGGTACTGGCTCTCGCCAGATCAGTGGTAGATCGATGTGCG